CCCGCCACCGCCCCCTCCCCCGCCTGAAGTGCCTGTAGCGGCTGCCCCTGCATCCTCGTCGAAGAACACCTCCTCGACCAGCACGGCTGCACCCCGCTCCACCAGCACTGACACAGGCCTCGCTATTCCTACAGGGTAATAAATGGCCGCCGATAAAGCTCAGCTAGATCCCTCGGTAAAGGCTGGAGACAGGTATCGGAAGCTGGAGCAGAATCGGTCGCAATACGTTGACCGGGGTCGTGAGTGCGCTGTGCTCACGATCCCCTCTGTTCTTCCTGCAAGCGGCTTCTCGGCCTCGTCCAAGCTCCCCACGCCGTACCAGTCATTGGGTGCTCGTGGTGTGAGGACGCTGGCGTCGAAGCTGCTGCTGTCCCTGTTCCCAGGTGTACCTTTCTTCAACTACCGCGTTGATGACCACACGCTCTCTGAGCTTGGTGCCAAGCGTGGTGAAATCGAAGCAGCCCTCGCCTCGCGTGAGCGTGCTGTTGCTACTGAACTCGATACTTGTGTCTTCCGACCGGCTGCGTTCGTCGCGCTGGTCCACCTGCTCGTGACAGGCAATGCCCTGATCTACGTCCCAGTCGAGCAGGATGAACGTGCTAAGGTCTATAGGCTGGACCAGTACGTGTGCCGCAGAGATGCTGCCGGCAATCTCTTGGAGATCATCATCCAAGAGCAAGTGGACATAGCCTCCCTCCCCCCTGAACTTCGTGACCTTGCGTTGAAAGACCCAGACTTCAAGGACCATGATCCGAAGAAGCTGGATCCTAAGCCGATTGATGTCTTCACCCACATCTACTGGGATGAAGTCTCCAACAATTGGCGGTGCTACCAAGAGATCGGTGGCGAAGCCATCCCCGGCTCTGACGGCACCTACAAGAAAGACGAACTGCCTTGGCTTGCTTTGCGTTTCGCTACGCAGCCTGGGGAGGACTATGGTCGATCCTACGTCGAGGAGTACCTTGGCGATCTGGACAGCCTTGAAGCTCTCTCAGAAGCCCTTGTCGAGGGCTCTTCAGCAGCAGCCCGAATCCTCTTCCTCGTAGACCCTGCCGGCACCACCTCTCTGAAGGTTGTCTCTGACGCCCCTAACGGTGCTGTCCGTGCTGGTCGTGCTGATGACGTGACTGTCATGCAGCTTCAGAAGTCTCAGGATCTGTCTGTCGCCAAGTCGCAGGCAGAGGAGATTGCCAATCGCTTGTCGTACGCCTTCCTCTTGCACTCCTCAGTACAGCGTCAAGGTGAGCGTGTGACTGCCGAAGAGATCCGCTACATGGCCTCCGAATTGGATGATGGCCTGGGCGGTGTGTACACGCTCTTCGCCGCTGACTTTCAGTTGCCCATCGTGCGTCTCTTTGAGAAGCGCATGGAGAAGCGCCTGAAGCAGCCTAAGCTCCCCGAGTCGGTGAAGTACGTCATCGTCTCTGGTCTGGAAGCTATTGGCCGTGGGCATGATCAGCGCAACCTCGCAGCGTTCATCAAAGAGATTGTCGCTGTGGTCGGCCCCGAGATCGCGTTCAAATACCTCAAGCCTTCTGAGTTTATGAAGCGCGCTGCGGCTGGCTACAACATCGATACCACTGATCTCCTCGCCACAGAGGATGAGATCGCACAGCAAGAGCAGCAAGCTCAGATGATGGCGATGGTCCAGCAGCTTGGTCCTCAGGCCATCACGCAGATGGGCGGTATGGGTAATACGGCGTTGAAGGCATCACTGCCCCCGCCTGCCGCCACCGCTCCGCAAGCACAACAGTAAAAGGAACACTGCCACATGGCAAAGTCTGACAACTCTGATCTGACGTCTGAGCCCGCCGCGCCGGAAGCTCCCGTCGCTCCCCCCGCCGCTGCGCCTGACCTCCCGGTCCTGAACGAGCAGAAGGACCGCCTCACGGGTGATCTCGGCGGCATGCAGCCCGGTCTCGCGCCGGGTGAGTACACGCTGCCCAACGGCCTCAAGGTCATCACGAACTAATTCGGGCCAACACGCTCGATGGGGAGGGCCATGCGCTCTCCCCTTCTTCCCCTCTAGCCCCCGAGATACATGAGCACACTGGTTACATTCGAGACCCCTGAAACTGGCCCTATCGCTCCTGAGGCTTCCCCGGCCTCCCCCCAGGAGGTGAAGCTGGATGGACTGCCGCCCAATGTGGCGAAGTCTTATCAGGACATGCGCGCAGAGGTGACGCGACTCCAGCAGGAGAACGCGAAGCTGCGTGGTGGCACTGGCACTCCGACTACCTCGGAGACTCCTCCCGATCCTACGGTTGAGGAGACCCCTGCAGAAGCCCCAGAGAAGCCCGCACAGCCCGATCCTGCCAAGCCTGAAGCTAAGCCCCCTAAGACGGCTGACGAAGCCGCCCAGGAGGCTGCTACGGCCGCCGGCGTGGATCTCAACCCCTACAGCGAAGAGTACGCCACCACTGGCGACGTCACTGAGGAGAACCGGGCCAAGATCGCTGAGAGCCTTAAGGGCGTCCTCGGTGAGAATGCCCGACAGATCGTTGACGAGTTCATCGAGTCGAAGAAGGTCGTCCACCAGAATGACCGCACCATGTACATGGAAGCGGCTGGCGGTGAAGAGGCCTACCAGACGATGGTGAACTGGGCTGCTCAAGGCGGGCTGCCGAAAGAGCAGATCGAAGCCTACAACAAGCAGATCGGTACAGGTGATCGCCATGCGACCCTGTTTGCCATCGAAGGTCTGCGAGCGAAATACGAGGCTGCCAATGGCCGTGCGCCTAAGCTCCTCGGAAACACTTTGCCGCCGTCCAATGGCAGCGTCTCGCCCTTCCGTTCGTCGGCTGAGATGACCCAGGCCATGGCCGATCCTCGCTACAAGAAAGACATAGCGTATCGTGAGGAAGTGAAGAAGCGGCTGGCTGTGTCGCCGTTCTAATGGAGGGAAGCTCCCATGCTCCTAGAGATCGTCCAGTGGGTTCAGGGGCACCTCACCGAGATCATGTCTGTCGTTCTGGCAGCGCATGCTCTGGCGGTGGCAATCGTCAACCTGACCCCCACGCCTAAGGACAACGAACTGGTCGCCTCGATCTACACCAAGATTGAGTGGCTGGCCGGCATCATCACCACCAAGGCCAAGCAGTGATGTCTGGCCTCCTCGCAATTCTCACCCCTCTCGTCGCATGGTTCAATACGCTCGCCAAGTGGTGGGAGCATTGGAAGATGAGGCAGGAGGCCAAGACTGTCGCGGAGGCAGAGATCGCTAAGCGAGAAGCTGCAATCGCACATGAGACTGCTAGCGACATGCTCAAGCCTCGTACTCTGCGGGATGTTATTGACCGCCTGCGATCCGGCAAGTTCTAGAGAGAACCTTCTGGTCCTCGTCTGTCCTGCCATGCCCGAGTACGGGTACGATTTCCAACAGAGGGCTGCTGTCGAGTTATCGCAGCTACCTCAGGACGCCACTGCTCTCCCGCAGTTGGTGACCGACTATTCCAAACTCCGTGATGCCTGCCGCAAGATCAACATGCGGCGCTCAGGAGCGAAGTGATTACATACACCGCCGGTCGGGCTCTGCTGTAAAGCATCCCCCGGCGGTCAGTTGCATCGAGGAAGTGTTACGGTAGCACGCCGAGTTCCAACCTCGGAAGCGTGGGTTCGACTCCTACCCTCTTTGCCAAGCCGCGCCCCTTTTAAGGAGGCGGCTTCACTACGCCCACATACCAGGGCCTAGCGACTCGTCTCAGCATGCTCCTGCGGGAGACTCTGAGCGAACAACCCCTAAGGCGTCCTGTGTGATCAAGGCGAGTGAGGATCAAACCTCACCACCTCACAGGAACTACATAGAATGTCGAATAGCACTGTATCCCGTTTGGGACAGGTCAATCAGGCCGGTCTCGACGACGCGCTCTTCTTGAAGCAATTCGGGGGCGAAATCCTCACCGAGTTTGAGATCGCCACTGTCTTCAAGCCGCGCCACTTCGTCCGTCAGATCCGCAACGGTAAGACGGCTCAGTTCCCGAACATCGGCATGGTCGATTCTGCGTACCACGTCCCTGGCCAGTTCATCGACGGCCAGCGCGTGAACCACGCTGAGACCGTGATCTCGGTTGACGGTCTTCTGGTCGCTCCGGTCTTCGTTCAGCAGATCGACGAACTGATGAATCATTACGACGTCCGTGGCCCCTACGCCACCGAGATGGGCCGTGAGCTTGCCTACGAGTTCGACAAGAACGTCGCTCGTACCGGCGTCCTCGCTGCTCGTGCGTCGAACGTGCTCACGGGTCGCTCTGGCGGCTCCGCGATCACCGGCACGAACATGGGCACGACTGTTGCCACGTATCGCGCTGCGATCTTCACGGCTGCTCAGACCCTCGACGAGAAGCGTATCTCGTCCTCGGATCGGGCTCTCTTCGTGCGCCCTGCCCAGTACTACATGCTGGCCCAGGACACGATCCTGATCAACAAGGACTACAGCGGCGCTGGTAGCATCGCCACTGGCCGCATCGAGACCGTCGCCGGTATCGATCTGGTCAAGACGCTCCACCTCCCGCAGACGAACCTCACGGCTGATGCCACTGTGTTCTCCAAGTACCGCGCCGACTACTCCAAGACGGTCGGTCTGGTGATGAACAAGATGGCTGTCGGTACCGTCCAGTTGATGGACGTGTCGCTGGAGTCGGAGTGGGAGATGCGGCGTCAGGGTACGTTCATGATCGCCAAGCTGGCCGTGGGCCATGGCGTTCTGCGTCCTGACTGCGCGGTCGAACTCGCGAACACCTAAGCCAACCACAACCCGGGGGCAGGGCCTTAATTGGCTCTGTCCCCTTTTTTCATAGGGCTCTACCTCGTGGACATAGAACTCCTCGACCTGACTACCGAGCTTGATGCCGTCAATGCCATGCTGGCCAGCGTCGGTGAGAGCCCGGTTAGTTCCATTTCAGGTGACTTTGTTGATGCCTCTGTCGCTCAGCAACTGCTCACCCAAGAAAGCCGCCGTACGCAGCTTCACGGCTGGACGTTCAACACAGACCTTGGACGCATCCTCTCGCCTGACAACGACGGCATCATCTACATCGATAAGAACGTCCTCAAGTTCATCACGCAGGACACCAACATCGTCCACCGTAAGGACCGCCTGTATGACCGCTCTACGCAGAGCGATGTCTTCACGTCCACGGTGACTGCCGATCTTGTCGTGTTCCTGCCGTGGGATTTCCTTCCTGAGGCTCTGCGCACATTCATCTACATGCGCGCCTCACGACGCTTCCAGAACCGCCTCAATGGCGTTGCTGAGGATGCCCGCTTTATGACTGCCGATGAGAAGTCGGCCTGGGCAGGGCTCCTCAATGCTGAGGCTGAGGTGGCTCAATACAATGCCCTCACCTCGAATCTCCTCACGCAGCGGATGAAGGGTGGCAGATCGTAATGCCCCGCGTCCCTGGTACCATCCCCAACTTGATCAACGGCGTCTCTCAGCAGGCTCCAGCAATGCGGCTACCGTCGCAGGCTGAACTGTCTGAGAACTACATGCCGTCGATTGTTGATGGTCTCATCAAGCGCCCCCGTACAGACCACAACGCGAACCTCGGCAGTATCCCCACAGACGCCTTCACTCACATCATCCTCCGCGATGAAGTGGAGAAGTATGTCGCTGTGATCACCACTGCCGGCGCTGTGCGTGTGTTCGATATGGCCGGCGTCGAGAAGACCGTCACCAACTCAGGTGCCTCGTACCTGTCCGGCCTCACCTCGGCTAAGGATGAGCTTACGGCTCTCACCATCGCTGATCACACCTTCATCGTGAATAAGAAGAAGGTCGCGGCGGCAGGCTCTACGACGGCTGCTACGAGACCCTTCGAAGCCCTCATCAACGTCCAGGCTGGCAACTACGCCAAGACCTATAGGATCACGATCAATGGAACTGTGGCTGCTGACTTCACTACTCCTGACGGAAGCACTGCTTCGCACGGAACGCAGATCGCTACTGACTACATTGCTGACCAGTTGCTCACAGACCTCATCGCAAATGGTTACAATACGTCTCCGTGGGCAGTGGGCCGCTACCACTCAGCCATCTACATTCGAAACACGTCTACCGATTTCACGCTAGGCGTCGAGGACGGCTACGCAGGCCGTGCCATGAAGGACTGCAAAGGCAAGGTTCAGAAGTTCTCTGACCTCCCCTTGTTCGGTCCTGATGGCGTGGTCTTCGAGATCTCCGGTACGGAAGACACCGGCTTCGACAACTACTGGGTGAGGTTTGAGAAGGCCAACAACGCTAATACGTCTGGTGTGTGGAAGGAGACGACGAAGCCGGGATCTATCCTAGGCCTCAACGCTGCTACCATGCCTCACATCCTGCGGCGTAACGTGGATGGCACCTTCACCTTCCTCCCGTGGACCTGGGGTGATCGCAAGTGTGGTGACGATGTAGACACGGTTCCTAACCCGTCCTTTGTCGGCCAGACCATCGCTGACATCTTCTTCCATCGAAACAGGCTTGGCCTCCTCACCAGTGAGAACACGGTGATGTCTGAGGCGGGCGTGTTCGGCAACTTCTTCAGAACAACCCTGACTGCCCTTCTGGATACGGACCCCATCGATGTGGCGGCGAGTCACACCAAGGTCTCGCTGCTGAACCATGCGGTACCGTATCAGGACGTTCTACTGCTCTTCTCGGACAAGACGCAGTTCCGCCTCGCCGGTAATGAACTGCTCACTCCGAAGACAGTGAACATCCGTCCCCTCACCGAGCTTTCCAACACCCCCACGGTGAAGCCTGTGGTGGCTGCCAGTTCGGTGTACTTCGCATCGGAGAACGATGAATGGTGCAACCTGTACGAATACTTCATCGACAAGCAGCTAGAGTCGGCAGACGCAGACGAGGTGAGCAGCCACGCTCCCGCCTACGTTCCCTCTGGCGTGCATCGTATGGAGGCAGCCCCCGATCTGAACATGATTGTCATAGGGACAGATGGCGATCCCGCCGCTCTGTACCTGTACAAGTTCTACTGGGCTGGACAGGAGAAGTTGCAATCGGCTTGGGTTCGTTGGCCGTTCCCCAACGCATCCGTTATCGTCAACTTTGCATTCGACAAGGCGAAGCTGCGGATGCTCGTAAGACGCGGAGCAAGTCTCTTTATCGAGACGTTGAACTTCGCGCCTCGCGTTTCCGATGACTCAGTTGACTACCTATTCCATGGGGATCAGCACGCAGTTCTGACTGGCAGCTACTCCAGTTTGACCAACCTCACGACCTTCACGCTCCCCTACACGATGCCTACAG